AAAGTTAGGCATTAAATCTTCTGGATATTTACTCATTAAAATATTAGTTTCGTGTTTAGCTAATGCAGCAGCACCTATTGCATTACCTTTAAAGTTTACATCTTTGTTCAAGTAATATGAGAAAAGTTCTTCATATTTTAAATTAAATTGTGCTTCAGGAGTAAGAACTTTTTCTTTACTCATTAAATCTTTTCTAATTAGATCAGCATAAGCTTCTTCAGGAGATGTATAAGGTTCTCCTGTTCTAGGGTTTATTCCTTTGTTATTAAATCTAGCTGTAGCTTCTGCAAATAATTTATTCTTATCATCTTGACTCATGTTTTTATAAGCAGCCATTACAAGATCTTTGTTATCTTCGTATTCACCTAATTTATTCTTTTCTTTATTTCCATACTCAGACATATTTTGTTGACTTAATACATTTAATGGATTTATTCCTGCTTTACCTATTGTTTGAAATATAGGTTGTCCACCTGGTTGAGCTAAAATATTAGCACCTAATCCCATAAAAAAATCAGATGCTTTATAGGGGTAGGGATTAATTTCTGGTCTTTTTCCTATAGCTTCTTTTAGAACATCAACATCACTTGGAAGTTGTTTCATTGGATCATTTTTAATAACAGTTTGATTACCATCAGTTCCATCATAACCCTGTCTTTGAACACCAGTCATGATACCACCACCGGCTCTACCACCTCGTCTAAACATAGGTCTGTGTAAAGTTTTATTAAACATAATTATTTAAAAGCTTTGTAAGCTCCTACCCCTAATGAAGCTATCCCTAACGCCTGCTGCAACGGCGATTGATTAGGTGTAACTTGTGATTGGTATTGACCCATCGCACCACCCATAACATTACCCATACCAGCACCCATGTAACCAAGTCTTTCGTATGGTTCGTAGGCTGCAAGTCTGTTGGCTTCTCTTTGTTGATCAAGGATGGCTTGTTCTTGTGCTTGTTGGTTAGCGCCCGCTGAACCCAACGTTGAAATATCTTGACCATATAAACCTGGTACTAGTGAAGCCATTCTTTGTTGGTCAGCTCCTAAAACATTTGCTCCAGCCATTAATTGTCCTTGTTGACCAAATGCTGTGTTAGCTTGGCCTTGTGCTTGATTAAAACCTTGATTTAATAATTGTGCTTGAAGCTGTGCTCTTTGCATATCTGAATTTGATTGGTACTCTGATCTCATAACACCTTCACGTCCACCACCTAGATTACCAGACATGGCCGCTTGTTGACCAATACCAGTTATACCTTTTGCTGATTGTTTATCAAACTCAGCCATAGATGCATCAATTACATCTTGTTGGTAAGGTGACATAAATTGTTGGTAAGCTTGTGGTCCAGACATTGTTCCTTGTTGCTGTAAATAATCTTGAGCACCCATCATGTTAGTAGGTTGACCTGCAAACGTTCCTGTACCTGTTTGATATTGTCCAGCCGATTGTAAGTATGGTGCGTATGCTCCTATACCTTGACCCTGTGTAGTTGCTAAATTATAAGCTGAAGTTTGCGCTGCATCTTGACCAGCAACCGATGGTTGAAATTTTGTTGTATCTAATTTTTGACTTGTTAAGCCAGTTAACTGCGTTGCATAATCTTTACCTAGATCTTCTACAAACTGTGGGGGTAAACTTCTGGATTCTGTTATTGCCATTAAATTACTGCTCCTAATCTCTCTGATGTTTTAAACATGTTCTGAGCACCTTTATTTCCTTGGGACTCTTCTGATACTGTACCACCATTTTCTAAATTTTCCATCATATTCTCCATTATTTCTGCGCCTTTGTCAATGTCTCCTTGACCGGCACCTCTTACAGCGTCTGCTGTAAACACAAATTCATTAACACTTAGTCTTGCTGGCACGTCATCTTTTTTTTCATACTCTCCAATAGGTACAAACCCACCTTCAGCTCTGTAATCTTTTTCCATACCACCTAGGTCCATCAGTCCACCTTCTGCTTTACCTATTCTACCACCTGTTGCTACAGTAGTTCTGTAACCTCTTGAACCATAAAGGTTAAAAGGTGTAGCATCAGGTAAACCTGCTTGATATTGTAGATTTAACATGTTGTTATATTTTTGATCAATTGCGGCTAATTTATCTGCATCATCACCTGCTTCTAGTTTAGCAAGTTCTATATTTTCTCTCATCTCAGCTGGAGTTCCTTCTTTTCCTGTTAAAGGATCAATTAATCTACCACCTCTGTCAGCCATACCAATGTCTTCGTTTGGTTTAGCTGGAGGCATTAAAAAAGGTAGTACTGCAGAAGTTAATCCAATAGTTTTAAAAGGATTTTTTTTTATATAAGTTCCTACTCTTCCAAGGTTTCCCATAAAAGTAGAATTGGCTGTATTACCAAACATTTTAGCACCGCCAAATTTCATACCACCACCCATATAATAAGCACCGGCTGCTAACATTGCTGCTTTACCGACATCACTACTTAAAACTTTACCTGCTGCTTTGGCTACACCGCCTACAACTTTACCTATAGCTTTACCTATACCACCTAAAAAAAACTGTTGTCTCTTATCAACTCGTTCCATAATTCCACCCATAGCTCTTCTTGCTCTAGTGCCCATGATCCCACCTTCAGCTGCCGTGGTTCTGTAACCAGGGTCACCATATTGACCGTAGATAACATTTTGATCATCACCAAATCTGTAAGTAAAATCATTAGTGTAAGGTTCTACAGTTTCTGTAGTTGCTGCTCCAGTGTTATAGTCTATTGGTATAAATTGTTGTCCACCATCACCATCACCACCTCCACCAAAAATATCATACTTACCTTTACCTTGTGCTCTGTCATAATAATCATTAATTTTATCTTGGGTAACACCACTTGCTTTCATAGTTTCTAATTGATTCATTCTATTTAATGTAGATTTTAAAGTGTTCATGTTCATTGGACTTACTTTATTTAATAGTGCTCCTGCAAGACTAGGCACTGTTGAAGGGTGTGAAGTAAAATCTGGAGTAGTGTCTAAATATTTAGTTCCTAATTTACCTTTATCACCATATTTTTTATTAGGACTTAAACCAAAAGCTCCAGTCATTGGCATGCCCTTGTTTAATTTATTTATATCAAAATCAAAACCTTTGTTTAAACCTTTATCAAATGTATATGTACCAAAAGTATTGGTATCATAATCATACGATCCCGTAATTCCTTCCATAATTTCATCAATATCCATGTGAGGATTTTGAGTATACTTAGATGCTATATAATCTCTTAAAGCTTGTTTCTTTTTTGATATTTGTTTGTTAACAAACTTAGTTCTATAATTTTTATTATATGTATTTATTTTATCTAAAAAAGTTCTAGGTCTACTACCTGTTGGACTAACTCCACCAAATTGTTTTTCATATTTATCTTTTTCTTTTTTTCTTGTTGCGGGACTTGGTTTATCATTACTGCCGGCATCTCCATAACCACCTACAGGTCCACCTTGATAACCACCTGTTCCTGGACCGGTCTTACCACTACTATCAGCAACTTGTCCCATATCAGAACCACCACCGTATTGACGTCTACCGTCACGACCCATGATACCACCAAAAGCTGCTTTAGTTCTTAAATTGATTATAGACATGGCTACATGCCTCTGTTGTATAGACCCATCAGACCACCGTTAGCAGCCATCTGAACATTTTCTCTCATGTTAACATCAGCGATACCACCACCTGGCATTTGTTCTTGCATGTTAACGTTTTCGTTCATGCTCATTTCTGGTGCTTGTGATTTAATTCCGGATTGGTCTGCTTGCATCTGTTGAATAATTTGTTTCCAGATACCGCTTTCAAAGAAAGCATCAAAGCTACCAAATTGTTGCTTTTGTTCTGGTTCCATTTGTTCCCAAATTGAAGCTGCTACTTGTTTGCCTTGTTGATCTTCGCCGCCACCCATCATAACATCACCTTGTTTGTAGTTAATGTCTGGTGCTCCAGCTTGTATTGATTCGTTCATTGAAATTTCTTCGTTCATAATATATCTCCTGAGTTTATTAGTTTACTTTGTTTTTGACCATAAATCAAGAGGAGGCATAATAACTTTTACGTCTTGAGCCATGTCTTCTGCTTTATAACCTTTGGCTTCCCAGTCTTTTTTATCTTTAAAAATTTCTCCAGTTTCTTTGTGTCTATATGTTTCTTCCACTTTTGCTTGTAGTATTTCCATTATGTTGTTACCTCTTTCTTTATGTTTAAATAACTAATAGCCACATCAAAAGAACTTGCGTTGCTTGATTGTACTTTAAAAGGTGTACCACCTTCTACTATTAGCGGTTGAGTTAATAATTCTGTTGTAACGTTAGCTGTTAATGCTGCAGATTTAATAGCTGTAATGCTGTTGTTTGTTACAGTCACACTTGGTGTACCAGCAGATGTAATTAATATTGATTTTATAATATAAGTTTCACTAACCAAAGGATTATTAGCGCCTAATGGTGTAAGTGCATTGCCTGTTGTATCATTATCTATACCTGCAAATTTATATTGGTTTACTACTGCCATTAATCTAAAAAGAGACTTCTAGCCTCTATCTCTTGTTTTAATTCTTCTTGAAACGTTGTGTTTAATTTCTCAAGAACAGCATCTAAATCTCTAACTAAAGACTGTGATATGTCTTGATCATATTCTTCACTTGCTCTGGTTAATGTTTGTACTATCTTAGCCATTATCGTCTTCCTCCAGCTTGTATATCTAACCTAAAAGTTCCTAATTTCCAACTAGTATCAACAGCTGTGTTAGATATGGTAAGAGCTATAGCTCTACCTCTAGCTCTTGTGTCTACTTTTGTGGTAGTAGGTGTTAAGGTAAACGGTCCTAATGGTGAACTTGCCGCAACATTATTAGGATAATCTCTAACATCTAATTGTGCAAATACATTATTTTGTTGAGAAATAAAATCAGGGACAATTCTACTAATTCTCATTATAGATTCTCCATCACCTCTAAGGTCAGCCATGTTAGTAGCAGCTCCTCTAATAATTTTTTGTGTAATGTCATAATCACCAGAAGTAATATTAGCTGGTATGGCTGTTGTCACCCCTAGTCTTATTTGATTAACTCCTGTTTCGTGTTCATAGTAATAAGTAATTCCATCTGAGTTACCTTCAACATCAAAAGACACATCTGTATTTGCATCATATTGTGTTGCATGTGGTAATCCAAATACTGCAGAATCTTGCCAAGTTGTTCTAGTAAATAATGTGCTATCATTTGTAAACCAAATAGGACGTTTAGCTGTTGAATCTAAATAACTATATGTAACCGACCTAGTATTAACGTTTGAATCTGCTGTAGGATAAAACCAGGTAATTTCACCAAATAAGTTATTAATACCACAATAAATAAATTGATTAGATGTTGTATTAAGATTATCATAAACATAATCCTCAACCAAGCAATCCATTGACTCTAGTTTACCAGCAAATCTAAAAAAACCATTGTCAGACATCCAGTAAGCAGCTCCATCAACTTCAACGGCTGCGTTCTTACCAATCAATCCACAGTTAGTTCCAACTTGTTCATAAGCAAATGTAAAAGGAGTTCCAACAAATCTCATAGTAAATAAAGAAGTGTCGGACCAAATGTAGATTGCATTTCTACCTAGCTTAGCACCCATGATCCGTGATCCGGAGGCCAGTCTTTGTGTACCAGCACTGTTAATTGCTGTAGGTTGATAGTCATTTATATTTTCTTGAGATGAAAATCTTATAAACATATCGTCTTGTGTTGTTTTATCTCCAATAGTTGTTTCTGTTCCAAAAAATACTAAGTGACGATCGGGAGTAGACACCAGCATGTCCCTAGATGCAGTTGGCGCTCCTGTAATAATTGTAGCTCTTGTTGTTGTTGCATTATTTAAATTAGAATTCCATTCAAAACATTCACCATTAAATATTAAAGCAATTAAAGTACTACCTAAATTGTCCAAGGCCCATAGACCGGGTTCAGCTACAGTATCCGTGTCAGCTGATGATTGACCCCAACCAGAAAAACTACTATGATTTGTAACTGTAGCTCCTGTGCTGTGAGAAGCATTTGTCGTTCCTCTAACGTTTCTAGTTATTCCTGTTAAAGTATTTGTTCCTGTATTTACTCCTGTGTAAGAAATTTCTTCAGTACCTACTTGTATAAAATTAGTTCCGGTTGTTGGAAAATTTAATACAGATGTTAAAATAATACTAGTTCCAGTTCCTCCTGTTCCGGCTGAGTTAGCAGACAATGCTCCATTTAATGTAGTTGTTTGAGGAGCTGTCGATGTTCCACCGTATTGTGATATACCATAACCAAAAACACCAACTTGTTCTGCGGGACCTACGTGATAATATTGAAAAAAAGTAATACCTCCTGAAGTGGTGGCACCAGATCCTGTTTCATTGCTAGGCATTGTAATAGTAATAGTTGTTGTAGAGGGTACACTTGTTACCATAAATTTTTTATCTGCAAAATCCCCTACTCCAAAATTAGAATTAGTTATTGCAGAAAAAGTTGAGGCATCTCCAAATAAAATAATGTCTCCAGCTTCAAAGCTATGATTGCCTCCAAATGAAATTGTAACAATTGGTTGACCATTAGTTGTGCTAAATGCACTTGTAATAGCTGTACCGGATGGATTAACTAAAGGATGTATGTCGTAGAAAACTTCTCCTGAGTATGCATATAAAATTCTATTGGTTCCAATAATAGCATATTTAATACCTTGTTTATTGACCATGTGGTGTAGTCCTCTAGCTGCACCAGTAAGTTTACTAGCACCCAATTGACTCCAACCACCTATCTTTTCAGGGGTACCGTATCTAAAACGTACATTTGTACCTTCCGTCCACTGAGATTCAGCTCCGGTATCTGTAACTTGTTTATTAAATCCTGGTAAAAATCCTAATTTTTGTAACATATATAATCCTTATAAAAAAAGCAGTAAATGTGGTCGATTACTGCCCTCATCATAAAGTATATATCACCGTTTAAACCAATTTGGAAGACCCAAATGTTGACGTTGATCAAACATATTATCTTTAGACCCTACAGTTTTACTATTGTTATAATGAAGAAATACTTGAATGCATTCCTTACCTTTAAATTTATTTCGCCAATGTTCTAATTCACAACCAGAATATACTAACATGTCTCCGGGCTTTAGTTTTATTTGAATACCTTCCATACCTTTTTTACCAGATGGTTCCAAATATATAGGCCAAGGGTCTCCACCTAAATTCATAGTAGTAGATATTTCACAACTAAATCTATCCTTATGTCTTTTAAGTTCATCACCTTTTGTATAAATTCTTGCATAAGTATAAGCGGGATATAATTTAAGTTCTGTTACTTTTTCCATTATAGGTTGGCATTTAAGCATTAAAGTTTCCATAGCAATATCAGAATAATGTGAATAAGCTCCTGGAACTTGTTCTTCTTTGGTTTCATATTCACCCATAATTTTTTCAAAGGGTGATATATATCTTTCAACTATAAATGTATCATATACTTGTTTTTTCATAGAAAAATAATTAGCTAAAAAAGAAGCTAAATCTTTACTAATTGCATTTTCTATAATTGTATATCTTTTATTTTTAAAACTCATTTTACATCCAATGATATAATATATCTTTCAAATTTTTTATGACTTACCGGACTAGAGTGTACTATACTACTTGCAAATTTAAGTAAAGAATTTTGTTTTCCATTACTATATTCTATTAAATCATAAGCTTTAATAGAGGGATCTTTAAACATAGTTCCTACACCGTGTTTGTTTTGTAAGTAATAAACAAAAGACCATCTGCTAGGTTTAATTTTAGATTTCCCTACATGATTGTGCCATAGTAAAGAATTTGACATAGTACAAACTGCCCAACAAGAAGATACTTTGTAAGGTGCATAATATTTTTTTATTTTTTTTAAAAATATATTTAATTCTTCAAACTCATGTAATTTATTATAAGTTTGAGTACCGGGGTGCCTATCAGTTTCAATTTCAAGTTTTGTTTTTACAAATTTAAGTAACGAACGTCTTTCTTTTTCAGTTAAAATATTTTCGTGTATTTCTTTCATTAGATAAATGTATACACAATTACTATTCTATGTCCTTCTTTAGGAACAATATGATAATGAGGTACATTATCAAATAAAATTCCTGTGTTATATTCTGGTTTATATTTTTTATCTTTTATTACTGTACAAGATAAAGGATCTACATTTTTATTTAAGTAAATTAAAAGTTGTTTATGTTTATACTTATGATCTACGTGTGGTGGACATTGTGTATGTCCGTTATTAAAAGTTAAATTAATATTTATTCTAAAACATTCTTTATACTTTACTTTAATTCGACTCATAAACTTTGAAAAAATTTCTTCCATAAAAGGATATAAAAAAGAATTTACTCCATTAGTACCATTTCTGTGTTCTGGTCTAATTAAAACTTCGTGATTAAAAAATAAAAAAGAATCAAATGTAGTTTTACTAGGATAATTATCTACAGAAGAATGTTTTAAATACCAACTAAAATTATTGTTTTCACTAACTTGTTCATTAAATTTTTTTAAATCTTTTAAACTTAAAATATTTTTATGTTTTTTAATCATTATTAATTTCTTTCGGCACTGCTTGTATATTAAAATGTATAAATCTAAACGGGTCAATTCCAAAATCTACAGGAAATTCATGTTCTAAATAACCAGGGAATATAATTAACGTACCCGGTTTAGGTTTAAATTGTATTATTTCATTTCCAGGCCACACACCTTTTATATCTGTTTTCATTTTTAATTTTGTAGCACGTGCACCTGTCTTAGGTTCATGAAATATTGGGTAAGAAGTTTTATCTGAACATTTTAAAAAATAAAAACCACTTATATGTTGGTTCCAGTGAATGTGTGCAGAGTGATGACCACCACCTTTTTTAGCAAATTCTTGAACCCATAACTGAGTAAAAGCACAACTATAAATTGACATGTCATAACCCATATTGATTAAATATTCTACAGACCTTTCTCCAACATAATTTCTAAAATCTATAAAATCATTTTCTTTAGTTAATTGTACAGAATGATATATTTTTCCAAAATCCCCATATTTTTTTATATGATGTTTTTCTTTTTTTTTAGAATCACTAATAAATTTATTAGAAGATTTATTTAATGAAGTTACAAATTCTGGTTTTTCTTCTGCAAAAATAGGTGTAGAAAAATAGTGATAAGCTTTCATATTAATAAAAAGGTTTTCCTAAATGCCACGATACTAAACTATATCTAGTACCCGAAGTTACTGGTTTTACTCTATGCCATACAAAAGAAGGAAAAACAATTATACTTCCTTTCGGAAGTATTTCCTTACATTTTTTTAAATGTTTCTCTTCATCTCTCTTATGTGGATCATAATCTCTAAAATCAAATTCTAATTCTCCTCCGGTATATTCCGATCCATCTGTCAATTGACAAGTCATAGATAACTTTCTAATTTTATTATGTTGTGGTGTATTTGGTTTATTATAAGGTTTATCCCAACTATCACAATGCCAATCATAATATTGATTTAATTTATATTTTGTAAATTGACAAGATTCAGAGTAACTAAATTCAAAATTCCAACCAGCATTTTTATTAGCAATTTTAATAAAGGGAAGTATTTCTTTATAAACCCAATTGTCATTTAACCAAACTACACTTGAATTTCTTTTACTTTTTAATTGTTTTAATTGATCTTTATTTAAACTTTCAACACCGTCAAATCCTCCTGTCTTAGCTAACATATCTTGTTGGTATAAAGAATATTTAATTACTTCATCACAAAATTTAGAAGGTAACGCAGATTTAAAATACCAATAATAATTTTCTAAGTTCATTATATTTTATGGTAAGTTATGGTATGGATTATATTAACAAAGTTTTTATGATTATTAGTTATGTAATACATATTGGCTGATGGAAACATAATGAATTGATTATTAGTCAATGGTATATCCCAACTTCTGCCTTTTCGTCTATTATCATCATAATATATTTTAATAGAGCAGTCTTTGACATCTACACCGTATAACATAACATAATCAGGTGAATTTCTTAAATCAACTTTATCTATTTCTAAAAGAGGAGAGCTGTGTTCAAGGGGAGTATATAGATTACTCCAATTTTTTTTATTAATTAATGAAAGACCATGTCTTACAAAAATATGGTCTATAATATATTTGTTTAACATGTCCCAAGTTCTAGAAAACGGAAAAGGAATGTTTTGATGTTTTGAAACAAAAGAATGAGCAGCTAATCTATTTTGATCTATTTCAAAACCCTCAGGCATTGAAACATCACCATAAATTAAATCAACTTCACTTAATACTTTCTTTTGCATAAACTTTCTTGTTCTTTATACAGGATGTAATTAAAATGTCAACTAAGCAGGTACGATCACTAAAAAATCTGTTAAAACCCAACCAGTTGTATTATCTGTTTGATAAGCAGATTCATCCCAATTGTATTGCCATGAATTAGCACCAGAATTATTTTGAGATTGTTGGTCTGCTGTTAAATCAGGTTTAGGTAAAGGACAAACCCATGTTCCATTTGTAGTATCTTTTGTCCAAGAAGCATATGGTTGTGGACTAAAAAATTTTTCATTAACTGCATCCCAACTATAACCTGGACCCGCAACTCCTCTGCTTGATTCATTTTTATTTCCACATTCTATCCATAAATGTGAAGGCCAATTATTGTTCGCTTGTAAATAACTTTTACCAACTTCTTCTGTAGCCGCATCAGATGCATTTACTGTTAGCACTTGAAGAACTTCGTTTGACTCTGATATTTTTGCAAAACTTTTTAAATTTATTTCTGACATAATTTATTATTGGTATTTGTATCTTATTATTACAACTCCCGAACCTCCGTTTTTTCCCGTCTGTATTGCAAGTGGTCCAGCTGGTTTTCCAGCTCCTCCACCGCCGCCGCCAAGTCCGTCTGTCCCTGCAACTGCGATAGGTCCGCTAAAACCTGCTCCTTTTCCACCGCCGCCAGATCCACCTGATCCTCCAGCGTCTCCAGGAGAGTTCCAAGCTCCACCGCCTCCGCCACCGGAATAAACTACTGGACTTGCTGAAATATTAGTTGTTGTTCCTGCACCTCCTGGACCAGCATTAGATCCATATCCTTGAGATGAAGCTGGAGTACCTCCTCCACCTGCTCCGCCTCCTCCTCCAGAAGCTCCTTGAAAAGTGTTAATTGGGCCACCACTATTAGTTCCACCAGCATTTCCTTGAGGTGGACTTACTGGAGGAGTATTACCTGCTCCACCAGGTCCTTGGTGACCTCCTCCTGCTCCTGATCCTCCAGCGTTTCCATTTCCACCTCCACCACCGGCAGAAGTTATCGATTGAAAAACTGAATTTGATCCTGGAGTAACTGAAACTGGGGGAGAAGGAATTCCACCTAATCCACCACATCCAACTGTTATTGGGTATCCACCATCAGCAATAGTTAAATTAAAAGTAGGGCCTGAAGTTGCATTTAGTGGACTAGCTGTATAAGAATCATCGGGACTTTTAGATTCTCTATAACCTCCTGCACCGGCTCCGCCGCCGATTCCGCCCCCGGTACCACCGCCACCACCAGCTATAACTACATATGAAACATGATTAGGACCAGCTGAAGGGTCACCTGGAAAATCTGGTAAATTCCCTGCCGCTGCAACTGAAAATGTCCCTGATCCAGTAAAGGTATGAATTTTATAATCACCAGAGGTTGAAATTGTTCCACCCGTAGCTTGTGTAAATTGTGCTACTACTCCACCACCTCCAGCACCAAATCCTAAGACTTGATAACCAAAAGATTTACCTCTTCTTGATTGTGTATTTTTTGTGTTCTTACTTGAAGTAAGTTTATTTTTTAAATCTCTCATATTCTAATTCCTTATGCGTCGTTAGCTGCATCAGTAGTAAAGAATATTTTAATACCTAAAAGTCTTGCTACTCCGGTATACGTATCTCCACCTGCGTTTGCATCTCTAAATATTTGAAAGTAAGTTTGTTGATCTACTGCAGGAGATCCTGCAATTGTAACTGCGCTACTTACAGCTGAAACCTGTTGATCTTCTACTGTTCCTATACCAGCATCTGTAATATTTATTGCTGTTCCAAAAGCAACATCAATAGTATCACTATCACCACATGCAACTCCTTGTAAACCAAATATACAGTTTCCTGTGTTTGTAGTACTTGGTGTCCAAAAACATTGATAAGTAATTGTACCTTCATTCCATGACTTAGGAAAAGCTACTGAAAATTGTGCATGGTCATCTGCGGAATCTGCAAAATCCATGACTTTCATATCTGGTCTTAAAGCTGTTGTTTCAACTTGATTAGCTTCTGCACCATTAGTTGTTGTTGCATACATTGCTGAAGCTGGAACCCACATAGTTTCTGTTCCTGCAATTTTAACTGCACCAGATCCTGATTTAAAAACTCCTGTTCCTTTAGGATTAATATTTATACCAACATTAGTTTCACCGGTTGCTGAAAGAGTTGGCCCATTACCTGTTGAAGCATTTGCTAAAGTAAACTCATTAACCGCTGAACCTGTAGCCGTTAAAAGTAATAATTCATTTCCGTTAGTATCTGCAATTTTTGTTCCAATTGCAGGACTAGTTAAAGTTTTGTTTGTTAAAGTTTGTGTTCCAGTAAGAGTTACTTCGTTAGCGTCGCCTAGAGGTACTTCAAAAAGACCAGTGTTTGTTGCAACACCATCAAGATATATTATTTTATATCCTTTGTCAGTTGCTCCAAAAGTAACAGTTGCTCCTGAACCAGATGCCGCTTTTAATTGTACTGTGTATGCACCTGATGTACCGTTTTTAATAAAATAAAAATTTTCTGTAAGTAAAGGAAAAGTTACAATTCTGTTTCCTGTTATAGCTCCTGTTAATTCTATAACTCTTTGTTGAGCAGTACCTGTTAAAGCACCATCTGATATTGTTAAAGCTGTTGGTGTCCCTGAATCAGCTACAGCTTGAGAATTAACACCACCTGTTAATTGTTCTATAAGACTTAAGTTAGCGTTAGTTTTTGTTCCCCAAGTACCAGCATTTTCGCCGGTTGCCATTAGTTCTAGGCCGAGATCTGTGAAAGTTGATGCCATAATTTTGTACTCCTAATTTATGTTATTTATATTACTTATATGCATAAAGTCAAACATTAGTTTGCTACTAATCTTGTGTAACCTGTACTATCTTTAGGTACTAATCGATTGAAATATTTTAAAGGAATATTGTCGTTTAATTCTGTTGTTGCTTGTACTCCTGTTAATGTAATTACCTCAGTTAAACTAGGTGAAATTGCACCTACAGATGATGTTGTTGAAAGTCCTGTTACTGGAACTGCTAATTCAACAGTAAGTGAACCTACTGAAGATGTTGCCGATACTCCAGTTGGAAATACTGTTAATCCAATGTCAATTGAACCTACTGAAGATGTAGTAGATAAACCAGTTGGAGTAACTATTTCAGTAAAATTATTTATAACAGAACCTACTGAAGATGTTGCTGAAACTCCTGTTAGAGTTAATGAAGCATCTATTTTTGGAGATAGTGTTCCAAATTGAGATAATAGTAATCCTTGTCCAACTAATCCTATTACTTGAGAAGCATTTACTAAAGCACCTGTTGAAGATGTAGCTGATACTCCAGTTAAAATATGTGCTTCGTTAATATTAACAGATCCAACAGAAGACGTTGTTGAAACTCCTGTTAATGGAATAAAATTTTCTACACCAGTTGTAAGTGAACCTACAGAAGACGTTGCACCAACTCCTGCTGGTGTTAAAACAGCTCCAGCAAAAACAATTACACTATTAAGAGAAGTTGAAGCTAATTGTCCAGATAACGTTAATGAAATATCTGTTTGTGGAGCTAATGCTCCTACTGCAGATGTAGTTGATAAACCTGTTAGTAAATGTGTTGAATTAATATTAATTGCACCAACAGATGGTGTAGTTGATAACCCTGTTGGAATTAATGAAAGACTACCTGTTGGAGCTAATGCTCCTACTGCAGAAGTTGTTGCAAGTCCTGTTAATGGAATTATCTCTTCTAAAGAAACTGAAAGTGCACCAATAGAAGATGTTGTTGATAAACCTGTTGGTGATACGTCAAGAGTGGATTCTCCCCAATTTTCAAAACCCCATGTATCTGAACCCCAACCTTGACCTGTTACTACTGTAAGTGAACTAGTAGAAGCTGTTGCGGATAAACCAGTAAGTTCAACAGTAGGAAAACTACCCCAACTTTGGAAACCCCAAGTATTAGCACTCCATCCAACTGTATATATATTGGTATCTCCCCAATCAGATTGACCCCACTGTGATCTTCCCCACCCATCGGTGTTAGCTTGTCCACCCATTCCGCTATGGTTAGTGCAATAATAGTATAAGGTTGAAGGTGCGCCGCCCTCGACTGCAATTTGTGTGTATGCTCCAGCATTTCCTGGAACTCCGTTGGTAGTTACACCTGTTGTGTATTCTGAACCACCCGCCCATGTGCCATTACTTGTTGTTGAAAATCTTAAAGGGTGATTAGAATTAGAACTATCTGATTGATCTAACTTATAAGTTAGACCAGCACCAATCATTATGGTGTCTTGTTGAACACCATCAATAATATATTTATTGCCGGAATCAGTGCTCTGAACCGTTACTGTGAACGTTTGAGCTATAGACATAAGGAGTTACTCCTTATGCTATTCTAAGTATAGCGTTTGATGCGTCTGCTGCTGGAAATTCTATTGTGAAAGTTCCACTTGTTACAGTTTTATCTCCACCAAATGCAATAGCACAAACAGATGGATCACCACTTGCTGTGTCATTAAAAATTAAACAACCGTTAGCTGTAAAGGAAGCTGATGTAAATGATATGTTTGAAAAGTCACAGACTGCTGTGTCACTTGATAAAGCGGGTGTTACATTTGTTAACGCTGCACCTTTAGTAGTGTAACCATTTCCGTTAGCTACTTCATTTGAAGTTGTATAAGCCGTAGTTGTTTTATTTAGTGTCGCTGAACTTGTGTACAATGCTAGTCTAAAAGTATTTCCGCCATTTGTAAAATTATGTATCGCTCTTAAAACTTCTGTTTTGAAAGTGTTACATACTGCTGATGTTATTGCCATAATATTTATCTCCTAATTTTATTGAGGCGCTGACTCGATTGGAATTCTTATTGTACCATCCGTGTAATCGTCTCGTCTTCTTCTTCCAATTTGCATCGCTGCAAACTTTTGTAACTCTTGTTTATACTTTCCGTCGTACAATGTCAACATATCTGTTGGACCTTTTAAAAAAGAATATGCCTCTGCTAAACAAGCATATAGCAATCCTTGAGGAAAATAATTACTTAAATAAGTCTCAGAATTTCCACCTGCTCCTGATCCAAGACCCACGGGCATTACATTATAATGTATAATATATTGATAATTAGCGTCTGGTGTAGGAGCTAAATAAATAGCACCTGAAGTAGCTGTAGTATTACCTGTTGTTGCACCACCAAATCCTGCATAATATTTAGGTAAACCTGTTACATCTTGGCCTGCTGCGCCGCCTGATGTTCCTGTTAAATTACCAATATATTCTGAAATAAAAGTTTGATCACGTCTTTCTAACCATTGACCTTGACCATTAATATTTGCTGTTGAATTAAATACTTCTATACCTCTTACAAATAAAAGTCCCACAGGCATTGTAATACTATTAAAATCTGCTGCAAATTGTCCTTGATCTTGAGCTCTATCTGAATCCATAGGGCAATCTAAATTAATTCTATGTTGCGCAGCCATAATAAAACCATCAAGAATAGTTTCAGTAAATACATTACTACCGACCTCAGTGTAATCTTTGATTGCTTGAACTAGTGTATTATATGTATAACCTGATAATCCTGCCATAGTTAACTCCTATCATTTAACGGTCCAATTGTACATTGAAAACCGCCCCCTGTTTCTGTGCTTGTAGCATTTGATATTAAAGAAAAAGTTAAATTATTAAATACTACAGCCGTTTGTTCAACTGGACCCACTACTATTGTAGTAGGGACTGCTGTTGCAAGATAACATCCAAAAACATTAGCTCCTATAGGATGTATTCCTGCTGTTGTAGCCGGAGGTGTAAGACCTCTATAAGGTGCTGAAGTTCCTCTAGTACAACCTGTAAAATTCTCAAAAGTTCTTCCGGTATATTGTATGACTTCGTTTTCATATTTACCTGTAACTGCATTTACTTTTTCAATCATAATAAAACCTGAAGTAGGAAAATGCGTTCCTGTCTGTACAATAATTGTTCCGTCAGTAGCTGTAGCAGCTGTATCTAAAGTTGTAGATAATTCTAATGCAGGACCTGCAGCCCCGGTAACAATAGGTACTCCTCCTACTGGAGATTTTACAGCTTGGAATCTTACAAAAGTTGTGCCTTCATTAATTTGATTAGCAGGATAAGAAACACTAACACTAGCGTTAGCGGCTGTAGTTGTAAAAGGATTGTTGGGTAAAATATCTTGTACTGGAAACTCAACTCTTGCAGGTCTTGCATTCATTAATCCTTGTGGATCTGCTCCTACAGGATGTGGTTGTAGTTGTGGTTGCTTAGGCTCAAATTCAGAATTATGTACAAAAGCTCCATTCCATTCTTTAACCATTTCTCTATATGGAAATGCTGCGCCTGATCTATCAGAGATCGCTAATGCTCTACTACCTTTTGCAAATCGTGCCATTATTTTTTACCACCGGGTCCCATAGATTTGTCTACGTTACCACCTTGACTAAAACCTTTAATTTCTTTTATTCTACCCTCAGCCCATTCTGTGTCAGCTGAATTTAATTCTCCAGCTTTAATTAATTTTTTTAATTCAGCACTAGTATAAGAAATGCTTCTAAACTCTGTTCCTGGTTTTGGTCCGAATGAATAAGGTGTTGTCATTATATATTTGGATAGTATGTCTTCGGAGTAATAAATGTACTAGCTGCTGAACCATCTTCTGATAAAGCTCTAGCTAATTCATCCTCGTACAACAACTTCATCTCCTGTGTTCGTTGTGGTGCAAACTTCATAGATAAGTAATATGATAATCCTGAAATCATACATGGTACAAATCTAAAAGGTGTATCTGTTGCGTTAGTGTATGCTCCTACATCTTCAATTCTTTTAACAAAATAAACGCTAAGAAAATTTGATGCAGCAG